GGCGGCATCAACGAGGGAGCCAAGCCCGTCGCTGGTGTTGCCGACGTGGCTCCGACCTTCAATGTCGGCCAGCGATTGATCTTGCGCTGCGAGGTGATCGTCGGAGCCTTCGACGCCAATGGTGTGCCGTGGGCGCGGCTGATTCAGTTCAAGGCTGGTGGCGTGCTGATGTTCCAGGTTGGCGATGCTGCCTACCGAGGCAAGCTGATCCCGGGCGTGTTTCTCTACGGAGCGACAGCCCGCGTCCACGCCATTGCGGGTGACACACCCTCAGGTCTGCCCGTGTTTCCCGCGACGGTGGCCGTGAACGCCGCTGATGACCTGTTGCCGTTGGCCGGTGGATCGACCTCGGTGCTGCCTGATCCTGCCGCCAATATCGGCGTCAACGCCGACTGCGACCTGATGCGCTTGAACAGCCCCAACTCTGAGCTGTGGAACCGGGGCGGTGGGTACGACTGGCACTTTCATCCGATTCCGAACGGTCGCAAGGACATCCACTTCAGTGGCCACGGCTTCATTGCCGGAACTGTCAAAGAGAAAGGTCAGCCTGACCAGCCCCTGGTGCGGCGAGTGCAACTGGTCAGCGAAAACACCCGCGTCCTGGTGGCCGAAACCTGGAGCGATTCCACTGGCGCGTACCTGTTCGAGCTGATCGACCCGGCCCAGAGATACACCGTGGTCAGCTACGACACCCCTCAAAACGGTGTGCAGATGTACCGCGCCGTGATCGCGGACAACCTTCATCCGGAGATGATGCCGTGACCGTCGCCATCACTGTCGAACACAACGAGGCGCGGCTGGCAGGCACCCTGGCATTCCTGGATGCCGGTAGCAACCCGGCGCGCCTGCGAATCTACGGAGGGACGCGACCCGCCACCCCGGCGACCACGCCAGCGAGCGTGATGCTGGTCGAGATCAGGTTAACCAAACCCGCAGGCACGATTGCAGGCGGACTTTTGACGCTGACGCAGCAAGAAGACGGGCTGATCACGGCGACCGGCATCGCCACATGGGCGCGGCTGGTCAACGGCAATGAGGTGACCGCCTTGGATCTGGATTGCAGCGGAACCGACGGCAGCGGTGACGTGAAGCTGGCCAGCACCAATCTCTATCTGGGTGGCGACGCCCGGATGGTGTCTGCGATCTTGGGGTAGGCCGTGCCTGCCGTTCTCAACGAGGTGACCCTGGTCGCCGCGTTGCCTGTGCCAACCGCCAGCGTGGCGGTCGGCCCACCGCTGGTCGATCTGCTGTTTGACCAACCGGCTGCCACCGACGCCCACTTGGTGTTCGGGGCCAACTACATCGCGTCGCGCGACGACGTCGTGGTGCTGGCCAGCCTGCCGTTGCCGGTCGTGGCGATCAAGTTCATCCCGCCAGCGCGGGCCGCACTGCTGGCCGAGCTACCTGCGTTGACGGTGACCACGCTGTTGCTGCGCCCGAGCGTCCCCTTGGATGTGGCGGGTGCAAGTCTTCCTGGTGTCGTGTTCTCCGGCGAGGTCAGGTACTACTCGCGCACGCAGCGACCGACAGTCGGCCAGACCGCACACGCTTGGCAGGTGGCAGCGCAGACGGAAGATGGTTCGACACAGGGCCAGCAGGACGCTGCCGCTACACCCGCAGGCTGGGACACGTTCTGGCGACGCACCTTGGGTGTTCCTCAAGGCATCGAGCACAGGTTGCCGCCGGTGCTGGCGGCAGCGCCCGAGCAACGAGGCGCTCGCCACCAGGATGCGACCCGGCTGCAGGATTCGACGTGGTTTGCGCACCAGGACGCCAAGCGTTTTGCGGCGGCCCGACAAGGTCTGTTCCAGAACGCTGGCCCGATACGGGATGCCACGCGGTTCCGGCATCAGGACGGTGACCGCACTAAGCGCGCGGGGCGGGTGAGCATTTGGCAGATTGCGCGGCTGCTCACCCTGCGCCAGGGGAGTGATTTTCAGAGCGCCAGCCCGTCACTCAAGGGATGGCGTGGTCGGTATCAGGACGCCGTGCCACCACCGCCGGGGATCAGCGTCTGGGTGGTTCCACAACCGCCCGCGCCGACACCTTGCTACACGCCGAGCGCGCATCTGCTTTTCGCCGCTTTGGCCCCAGCGGACAACCACTTGCTGTTCGTTTGTGAAAACCACATCAACCCACCGCCTCCCGATGGGGAGCCGGTGTTCGTTCCTGTTCGGAGGGTGTATTTCGTGATCAACAACGTGACCCTGTTCCGCGTGTCCGATGGCGCGCCGGTACCGGTGTTCAATCTCTCGCTGTCGCTCGATGCATCGTCGTGGGCGTGGGGCTTTGATGCGGTGCTGCCTGCGAAAGCCGAGGCGCTGGTCGCGGGCAGCGCATCCGGGCCTGTCGAACTCGTGGCCAGCGTCAATGGCACCCCGTTTCGCGTGCTGGCCGAGAGCATCAGCCGCGAGCGCATCTTTGGTGACGCCAGCATCCGCATCTCCGGACGGGGGCGCAACGCCGTTCTGGCCGCGCCTTACGCGCCGGTGATGACGTTCTCGAACACCGAGGGCCGCACTGCTCGGCAGTTGATGGACGACGTGCTCACGGTCAATGGCATCCCGCTCGGCTGGACGGTCGATTGGGGCCTGACGGACTGGAACGTGCCAGCCGGTGCGTTCGCGCAGCAGGGAACGTGGATCGAGGCGTTGACGGCAATCGCTGGCGCTGTGGGTGGATACCTGATCCCGCACCCATCGGCCCAGACCATCCGCGTGCGCTACCGGTATCCGGTCGCCCCTTGGGAATGGAGCACCGTCACGCCGGATTTCGTGCTGCCCGTCGACGCGGTCGCCCGTGAGTCGCTGCGCTGGCTGAAAAAGCCTGCGTACAACCGCGTGTTCGTTTCCGGGCAGGATGTCGGCGTCCTCGGGCAGGTAACCCGAGCGGGGACTGCCGGAGATGTGCTAGCACCGATGGTCGTTGATCCGCTGATCACCGAGGCCGCCGCCGCGCGTCAGCGTGGCATCGCCGTGCTGGCCGACACCGGTCACCAGCTCGAGGTCAGCCTGCGCCTGCCGGTGCTCGCCGAGACCGGGGTCATCGAGCCCGGTGCGTTCGTGGAGTACCAGGACGGGAGCGTCACGCGACTGGGCATCGTCCGGGCGACCCAGGTGGAGGCCGGTATGCCCGAGGTCTGGCAGACGCTGGGAGTGCAGGCCTATGCATAACCTCTACGAGCAGTTTCGCCAACTGATCCCCGACCCGCCGCTGCAGGCTGGCACCGTGATCGACGTCGGCTCCGGCGTGGTCACTGTCGCATTACCCGGTGGCGGCCGAATCAAGGCGAGGGGCTCTGCGGCCCTTGGCCAGAAGGTGTTCGTGCGCGACGACGCCATCGAAGGCATCGCTCCCAGCCTAACGCTGGAAATCATCGAGATCTGAAACCCCACTCATTCAACCCTGAACCCCGCCCTGATGCTCACATTCCGTGAGCGGATGGGCGGGGTTCTTTTTTTGGAGAACGCCAATGAACCAATCTGTCCAACCCAACTCGACCAGCGAAAGCATGGTCAGCCTGCCACAGGACGATTTCGAAGCCCTGCTGGATCGCGCCGCCGAACGGGGTGCTGAACGCGTCCTGGCCCACCTCGGCCTGGAAAACGGCCACGCAGCCCGCGACATCCGTGAACTGCGCGATTTGCTGTGGGCCTGGCGCGATGCCCGCCGCACGGCGTGGCAGACCACCATCAAGGTCATCACCACCGGCATCCTGGCCGCGCTGCTGGTTGGCGCAGCCATCAAGCTCAAGCTGATGGGAGGCGCTCAATGATCGAGACACTTCTTGGCGGCTTACTCGGTGGCGCGTTTCGCCTCGCGCCGGAAATTTTGAAGTGGATCGACCGCAAGGGCGAGCGTGGTCACGAATTGGCGATGCAGGACAAGGCGCTGGAATTCGAGAAACTGCGCGGCGCACAGCGGATGTCGGAGATTGGCGCGAGCGCCGATGCGGCGTGGAACGTCGGTGCCGTCGATGCGATGCGCGATGCCGTCCGTACCCAGGGTGAGAAGACCGGCGTGCGCTGGGCCGACGCGCTCTCGTGTAGCGTGCGTCCGGTGATCACCTACTGGTTCATGGCGTTGTACTGCGCCGCCAAGACCGCTGCTTTCGCGGCCGCCGTCACCGCTGGCGCTGGGTGGGGAACGGCCATCCTGCACGCCTGGACAGAAGCGGATCAGGCGTTGTGGGCTGGGGTGCTGAACTTCTGGTTCCTCGGGCGCGTGTTTGACCGGGTGCGTTCGTGACCGGGGTGCCGAAAACGGCCATCGAGCTGGCCAAACGCTTCGAGGGCTTCCATCGCGTGCCCAAGGCCGATCCTGGACGCGCGCATCCGTACATCTGCCCAGCGGGCTACTGGACGATTGGCTACGGCCGTCTGTGTGATTCGAAACATCCGCCGATCAGCGAAGCGGAAGCAGAGGTCTTTCTGGCGCGCGATCTGCAAATCGCGCTCTCCGCGACGCTGCGCTACTGCCCGGTGCTTGCCGCCGAACCGGAAGGGCGACTTTCGGCCATCGTGGACTTCACTTTCAACCTTGGCGCAGGGCGGCTGCAGACGTCGACGCTACGGCGGCGCATCAACCAGCGGGACTGGGCTGCCGTGGCCACGGAGCTGCGCCGCTGGATATACGGTGGTGGAAAAGTGCTGCCGGGACTGGTGGCACGCCGCAAAGCTGAGTGCGCATTGCTGGTCGTGAGTTAGCTGACCCCCACGTTCGCAAGTCTCCGCAGTTGCCCGCAACGCTTGCTGATATTGCGATGGTGTTCATAGGGGCAGATCAGCAGACTTCATCAAGTGATTTTTGATGAAGGAATGCCACCCATGAAACCCATACACCCGCTTGATCCAGTCTGCATGAGCCCCGAGGCGAGATTGGCCGAAGTTGCCACCATTCTTGCCCTGGGCATCGTCAGACTGCGCACGCCGCCACGCCTGTACGAGGAAAGAAAACCGCAGAAAGACCTTGGCTTCTGCCCGCCACAGCGCGTTCATTCAACCCCCGATACCCAAGTCCGCAGCGCCGTCAGAACGGCACTGCTGGCCAAAATGAAAGGCGTTTGAATGAAAAAACCTGATGCATCTCCTTCCAGCATCGTGGCCCGTGTGGCGGCGCTGCCCAACACCCCTTTTACCGAACTGAAAAAACTGTGGGCACAGTTGTTCGATTTGGCCCTACCCACCCACAACCGAAGCTACATCGAACGGCGCATCGCCTTTCGCATGCAGGAGTTGGAGCTGGCTCAATCCCAGTCACAACTGCTGGTCAGCAACAAGCGGCGCATCGACGCCTTGCTCGACCAGACCAAGCCCGCACAAAAAGCGGGGCGAGGGGAACTGGTGCGCTTGGCTCCAGGCACGGTGCTGACCCGCGACTTCATGGGGAAGACGCACCGCGTGGTCGCCATGTCCGACGGTCAGTTCGAGTACGGCGGCAAGGCCTACAACAGCCTCACCGCCATCGCCAATGAAATCTCAGGCTCCCGCTGGTCGGGCCCGGCATTCTTCGGGTTGCGCGATGCGCAGAAGAAGGATGGCAAGGAGGTGCGGGCATGACTATCGATCCCAGCAAAAAGCGCCAGCGTTGCGCCGTCTACACCCGCAAGTCCACCGAGGAGGGGCTGGATCAGGATTACAACTCCATCGATGCCCAGCGCGATGCAGGCCATGCCTACATCGCCAGTCAGCGCGCCGAGGGCTGGATTCCGGTGGCGGACGACTATGACGACCCCGCCTACTCGGGCGGCAACATGGATCGGCCCGCACTCAAACGCCTGATGGCCGACATCGAGCGTGAGCTGATCGACATCGTGGTGGTCTACAAAATCGACCGCCTCACTCGCAGCCTCGCGGACTTCTCCAAGATGGTCGAAGTGTTTGAACGCCAGGGCGTGTCCTTCGTTTCGGTCACACAGCAGTTCAACACCACCACCTCGATGGGGCGGCTGATGCTCAACGTGCTGCTGTCCTTTGCCCAGTTCGAGCGCGAGGTCACGGGTGAGCGCATCCGCGACAAGATCGCCGCCAGCAAGCGCAAGGGCATCTGGATGGGGGGTGTACCGCCGTTGGGCTACGACGTGGTGGCCCGCAAGTTGGTCATCAACGAGGCCGAAGCCGCCGTGGTGCGGCGCATGTTCATCGAGTACCCGCGCGCCGGATCGACCACCCTGTTTGTGCAGCAACTGCGTCACGAGGGTGTGACCTCCAAATCCTGGAAAGCGCAGTCTGGCACCGACCGCGTCGGCAAACCCATCGACAAGGGTGCGCTCTACAAGATTCTCAACAACCCCATCTATCTCGGCCAGATCCGCCACAAAGGCGTTGCGCACCCGGGTGAGCACGAGCCAATCGTGACGCTGGCGCAGTGGGAAACCGTGCAGTCGGCACTGGCCTCAAAACCCAACGGCGCACGCAAGGGCCAGATTCGTACCGAACGCCCGGCGCTGCTCAAGGGGCTGATCTTCACCACCGACGGGCGGGCAATGACACCCCACGCCACCAAGGGACGTGGCGGACGTTTGTACCGCTACTACCTGTCCACGCGCGATGCCAAAGAAGGTCACGGAGCATCGGGGGTGCGGATGCTGCCCGCCGGTGAGATTGAAGCAGCCGTGGTGACTCAGTTGCGCGGCATCTTGCGCGCGCCTGAAATGGTGACGCAGGTCTGGCGCGAGATTGCCAAGCGCGGTGACGCGGCGACCACCGGCATGACCGAGATTCAGGTGGCGGTGGCCTTGTCCCAAATCGACACCGTGTGGGAGCAGCTTTTTCCTCTGGAGCAGCACCGCATCGTGCTGCTGTTGGTCGAACGTATTGTCGTGTCGCCCAAAGAAATGCAGGTGCGTCTGCATCCCAATGGCGTCGAGAACCTGGCGCTGGATGTGGTGCGAGCAGCGGGACGCAAAGCCGCAACTGTTGCAGAGGAGGCATTGGCATGAGGCTGACCACGGTGGAGTTTCCAGGGGACGCGATGATGTTACGGGCGCAAGATGGCGGCGTCACGGTGGCCATTCCGATCCGCATCCAGCGCTACAGCGGACGGCGGCAGGTGATCGTGCCGCAGGGCATTTCTGCCACGCTGCCCGGCCAGCGTGCGCCGACGGCACTACAAGTGGCCTTGACTCGTGGCCACCGTTGGCTGCGGCAGATCGAGGGCGGGCAAGCACGCAACCTCGCCGAGATCGCTGATCGAGAAAAGATCGACCGCAGCTACGTGAGCCGCATGGTCAACCTGACGACCTTGGCTCCGGACATTCAGGCAGCGATCCTCGACGAGACTTTGCCCGAGGAAGTCGTGCTGTTTGACCTGGCCATCGACACGCCACTGTGCTGGCAGGCGCAGCGCCAGCGTGTTGCCGATGTCGTCGCCAGGGTGCGTGCAGGCAAAACACAGCCTGCTGCGCAGACTTGACGGAATTCTTTCTCTCGCTGTTTTGGGGATGCCGCCCGATGCTCGAAAAAACATCTGTGGTCACGAAAATGCGTAAGTTGTTGATTTTGCAGGGATCGCCCTTGCGGACTTGGCCGTTTGCGCGTCCGCAAGGAGCAGAGAAAGAGAGAGGAAAAATGGGCAAAAACGCCAAAAACAGGCCTCGCGGTGGGTGGTCAAGTCCGCAAGCAGAAGTGAAAAACCCCGCCAGGCTTGGGGCCTGGCGGGGTTGA